TACCCAGATCATATTCGTAGACTAAGTTAGTAGTTTGCCCTCCCAAATATAGTTTATGAGAATAGGGGCTTATGTAACTACCTCGGACTCTCACCAATCCATCGACAGCAGTCGAGAATGAACTCTGAAACTGCGCCGTACTAACATCCCACGGTGTCGTAAGGAGGTACTCAAATACACTATCGTCGGCATCACTTAGTATGTGCATCAAGAGACCGTCGTCTCTCATTCCCATACCGACGACATCGCTTGGCTCAGAAGGTGTAAACGAGTTTACAAAAGAGGATGTAGTTACATCCCAAGGAGTAGTCAGGTCGTAACTAAACACGGCATCGTTGGCCACGCCTGCGATAATGAACTGCCCTCCATCCGGTCTGAATACAATCGAGAAGGGGCTTGAGTCTTGCGAGTTAACTGAGAAAGATTGATCGAATACAGCTGTAGAAACATCCCAAGCGGTACCCAAATCATACTGATAAACTTCTCTTCCTTGTGCAACAGCAACACCGACTACGTACATGCGTGTTCCATCAGTCTTGAAAGAAACACCGGAAGGAATAGTGTTTTCAGTAAGAACACTAAATGACTGGTTTATGACAGCTGTCGAAACGTCCCAAGCGATAGATAGGTCATACTCAAAGATTGCGCAGTTAGCATTTCCAACCACATAGAGCTTTAAACCGTCGTCCCTGAAAGTCAGTCCATTTTGAGTGCCATCTTCGCTGCCAACATTAAATGTTTGGTTAAATTGTGTGGCACTTACACGACCATCTTTTAGTGAAGGAGCGGCACCTTTTCTTTGAGTTGAATCATCTATGAACTCGATATTGGTTGAAGCGAGGCCCGTGACAACGATGTTCCCCACGACGGCCAGGTTGGTACCGTCGGTCGTGATGCCGGAGGCACCGGCAAACGCTCCCGAGTTGTTGAACTGCAGCTCGGTGTCGTTGCCGCCAGCTGCAGTGCCGCCTGTGTTCAGCCAGACAGACCCGTTGAAGTACTCAGGCTCGTTGGTCGTGAGGTTGTAGATCTCCAGACCAGTGGCCGGCGATGCGATGGCGTCACGTTCCGTGGTCGTCATGCGGGGCTGTAGGAAGCCGCGAGTCGTGGACTCCATTTCCATGAGCGCAGACGCAGCAGGGAACGTGAGGCCCAGGCCGACAGCACCATCGCCGCGCACCGTGAACAGCTTGGCATCGGAAACGTCATGGACTGCAAAGCCGGTGACGGCCGTAGACGTGCCCACCATCGCCACGATGTCGTTGACGGCGCTGAAGCTGTTCAGCAGGAGGGGTCCTGCACCGAGCTGCTCAATCTGGAGGGCACCGGTCTCGTTCCGTATCCGGCTGTCGATGCCATCGTGGAAGATCCTGAAATCAGAGCCGACCCCGAACTGAGCTTCGATCGAGTCCAGGAACTGGAGCGCAGACGAGCCACCCGACGTGATGAGCCCAGGGTGGCCTTGGAACTCCCCATCGTCGTTGAATTGGACTTGCCCGGGGTTCCCGCCAACGCCTCGGCGGCCGACTACGATCCATACGGTCCCGTCGAAATACTCGGACGCATTCCTGGTCGTGTTGAAGATCGTCAGACCCTGCTGGGGGGCACCGATGGCGTCCCGCTGGGTCTCGGTCATGCGTGGGAGCAGGAAGCCCTGGGCGGTTGATAATACGTCCAGGACGGAGGTGGGGTCCGCGTCCGGCTGCACCCCGATCCCTACGGCTCCATCGAGACCGCCGATCTGGACGATTGGCCCTTTACCTTGATAGCTCATCGTTCCCCCCTTAGAGGATCATCCAGCCGTTGCCGGGGCCGCGGGATTGAAGGCTCAGACTCCCGAAGTCGACGGCGATCACCTCGGTCTGGCTGCCGTCGATGTCACCACCTACCTGGGCGTCCACCGTGATGTTGTTGACGCCCGCCTGGGTGCCGCCGTTGAAGGCGTCTTTGACGTTCACCGTGACGCCAGCCGTCGGTTCCGGGTTGGGCAGCGTGACCGCGAACCCGGCAACGGACACATCGCATGCGAAGGTGGTGATGCTGGCCTCGAGCGTTGCCACCGAAGGGGTCGGGTCCGCTGACACCTCGACCACGCTGAAGTCAGCGCTCGGACCTGCCAGCACGTTGAAGGCGTAACCCGTCAGCTCCACCATCATGAAATCGCCGGCTGACGCGGTCGGGGTCAGGCAGCGGCCCAGGATGGCCCCGCCAGCGGACGTGACGGCCCTTCCTAGCGCGTCCGATTGGACGGCTGCCCCTCTGGACACCGCACCCCCCGCTTCGACGACAGCGACCCCCAGGAGCTGGATGCTGCCTTGGCCGCCGAGCGCCAGCTCGGTCTCGGACACTCCGTAGGCCAGAGCGCCCGCGGTGGACAGAGCCACTGAGAACGGGCTGGTCCCAGTGGCGAGGTTCACAAACCGCCGGGTGGGGATTATCGACCCTGAGACATTGACGCCGGGTCGGTTGCTCTTATCTGGGACAATAGCGACCGGTTCAGCCATGCAGGGATCTCCTCATGACCTACATTGCTCAACACCGGAATACTTACAACCTTAATCCAAGTCAGACCAGGGTGGTCAGGGGACTCAACCAACCGGGATGGTTGGGAATCCCCTGCGTGGCCTCTACTTACGAGTCGAGCGCTGGACTTTCGTCTTGCCCTTCGGCTTCGGTTGCGTCTGCTTCGGTGGCCTCATCCGCCGTCGGTTCTCCGCTTCCGTTCGCCTTCGCTGCGTCCTGTTCAGCGGTAGCTGCTGCTTTCTTGGCGGCCACATCTGCCGCACTTTTCTCCGCGGCGGCGGTCGCTGTGTCAGCCTGCTCCTTTCGAATCGCGCCGAGCGCGTTCAGATTCTGAGCGATGACCTGCAGGCTGGTTTTCAACACGTCGTGCTGGTCGGCATCGCCCTTGAAAGCACGGGCGGCTTGCTGAACGTGGCCGAACGCCGTTTCGACTGTCATCTGCGGCTGTTGCGGCTGGGGCTGCTGTGGTGGCTGCTGTGTCTGATTTTCGGTGGTCATGGATTCTCCTTGGCTATGATCCAAAGGCGGCAGTCTATCCAGCCATCCCGACCAAGGCAAGGGCAAGGGCAAGCCTTCTGGCTAGTCTCGGACGGGCTCGCCGTCGAGTCGGCTCATGGCGTTGGTGATCATGGTTTCGTAAGCCGCCCCCACGGTGGCGCCGCCCCCGATGATCTCCATGCTCTCTGTGTTAGCCAGCTGGCCATTGCGACGCCGGTACAACACTTGGAAGTTGCCGACGTACCGGAACCCACCAGCCGGGTGCTCACGGATTATCTCATCCGTGAGCATGGCTCGATGGTTGTTGTCGGTGATGATCGTTATCATGAGCGATTTCTCTGCCGAGTGGTGGTTGTCGTGGTGCCGTTCTCGTCCAGGGCGGTGCCGCCCACAACCGCGGCCCACGTCGCGCCGGGGGTATCCTCGAACACGCTCCAGCGGTTGTCCTCGGTGACGCCGTTCAGGGTCACGCAGCTGCCGGCCTCCAGCATGTCGTTGACGGTGTCACCGATCTGCTGATCCGTCATCGTCCCTTCAAAATAGGCAAGGCCTTCGTAGCTGGCCAGCGCATCCTTGGACATCGTCAGCACGCCCGTGGACACCGTCATGCCCGCGTTTGAGCCGGTGGTCGTACCAAGCTTGAGCGTGTTGATCCAGATCTCTGTCTGAAGGACGCTGCCGCCCGTCTGGAACGCGCGACCCACTAAGACAAAGTCCTTGTTGGACAGGGGAAACGCCACCGCGGGATTCAGCCCGCCCGTCCCAGCCTGCACTGCGACGGCGCTGCCGTCGTGCGCCGTGAACAGGAAGTTGCCAAACGACCACGACAGGAGCCATCCGGTGAGTCCATTGATGGTGGTCACGAAGGTGCCCGAGCCCAAGCCCAAGTGCGTCGGGTTGAAGTTGCGCACATACAGGAACACCACGAAATCGGCGGCACCCTCGCACAGTACGCCGGAGCTGTCGTAGAAGTCGGACGAGGATGGCGCGTTGATGTACGTGACATCGGGGATGGTGTTGCCACCACCCGCATCGTCTTCCCATGACAGGACGCTGCGCCCGGCCGAGGGCGCTGCCGCCGAGAGTACCTGCCCCACGGTCGGTGCATCGATGGGCAACACGTACACCAGGTTGGCATCGCCTGGTCCGGTCGCCCCAGCCACGAATCCCGTGATGTCGCCATCGTTCGCGATCAACCGAAGCTCGGCCGCATCCGTACCCGATCGCTCGACCAGGACGGCGCCGATGGTGCCCGCAGTTTCCGCGCCCGCCTGGAGGATGACGTTGCCGCCGCCGCCAGTTGCGCCGGCTGCGCCGCCGCCAACGGTTACAGACGCGCCGTCTGCCGATCCCTGGCCAGCTCCCCCTGTGAGCGATGCCGCGCCACCGACCGAGTTGCCAGCTGTGCCCGCGCCACCAGCGAACGTAGCGGCACCGCCAGCGCCCGAGGTTGCACCCCCAACGCCCGCGATGCCTGTGATGCCACCACCAACGCCCGTTGCACCGCCGATGCCCGCACGCAGGTCCAGGAGGCCACCCGCGCCCGCTCCCGATCCGGCGGGAGTGATGATCTGATCTCCGCTGGAAAGGACGATGTCCGTGCCGCCCGTGATGTTGGCCACTGCCAGCACCGTGGCCAGATCATCGCCCGCGGCAATCCAGCTGAGCACGCTGCGACCAGCCGAGGGAACGGCCGCCGAGAGTACCTGGCCCGCAGTCGGCGCCGAGACGGGCAGGACGTAGATCACCGAACCGCCGGGCCCGGTTGCCCCAGCCACGAATCCGGTGACCGCGTTGTTGTCGGCCTGCATTTGCAGAGCCTTGGCGCGGCCGCCGCCGTTCAAAATGGCCACACTGCCGTCGTTGGCAACCACGTTGCCAACGCCGGGGTTGAGGAAGATGGTGCCTGCGATGCCGCCAGACGTACCGCCGTCGCCTGCCGTGGCTTGGATACTCCCACCGGCGGCGTTATCGTCACCGCCATTGCCAGCCCCACCGGCCGTGACAAATAGAGTGGCACCCGCGCCTGCAGTGCCCGCCACTACGTCGCCGCCGAGGCCCCCGATGATGGAGATGCCACTCGCGTCGATGCCGCCGGTCGTGTCGGGCTGCGCCGTCTGGATCAGGATGCTGCCCACTGTGAACGCTGCCTGCGTCAAGATCTGGATGCTGCCGGATTCGGCGCTCGCGCCGTCTGCAGCACCGCCAGCGACAAGGGCAGTACCGCCGACGCCCCCTGCGTTCGTGTTGGTTCCACCGACCAGGACGGCGGTTCCTGCAGTGGTGGAGACGATCGCACTGGTGCCGCCTCGTACCACCGCGGCATAGATGGTGCCGTCTTCGGCCGCGCCTTCCATGACCACGCCGGGACCGGTGCCGCCACCGATGTCACCCGGCCCGATGCCGCCCACCCGAACGCCGGTGCCGCTGAACGTGCCGCCCTCGTAGAAGTCGATCAGAGGTGCCGTCACGTCAGCACCGGCAGCTGCGCCGTGAAGCTCGATGGCGACCTCGCCGCCGGCCACGTTGAGAACTGTGTCGATCTGGAATGCCGGCGCCGTGTTGAGCGTGGCCGTGATCTGAATGGAGCCGTCGGTGCTGTCACCAGCCGCCTCCGTGGTCAACTGATTGCCGCCGGTGTAAGCCTCCTGCAGGTTCTCGACCTTGCCCAGGTCAAGCGTGTTCAGCGCGTCGTCGACGAATGCGCCCACGACCGACGAGTCGTTGTCGACCTGGCTCGCGTCATAGTCCGAGGCCACGGCGACAACGAGCCCTGTGCGGCTGAAGACGCTCGTGACGGGCGCGGCTGGGCTAGCAGCGAACGTGAGTCCCCCGGCGCCGTCAGGGGCCAACCTAAGCGCAGTATCGCTTGTTCCCGCTGCAAGGTTCTCAACCGTGATTTCATCCGAGCCACCGTCCGAGTGCGTCGCCGCGTGAGCAGTGGACGCCTTCCCGGCGTTCAGGGTGTTCAGTGCGTCATCGACGAACGCCCCAGTAACTCCCGAGTCGTTGTCCACCTGGCTGGCATCGTAGTCCGACGCGACTGCGACCACTGCGCCGGATCGCGTGAAGACGCTCGTGACGCCGCCGACATTGTCTTCCCAACTCAGCACACCGCCGGTCGTGGACGACAGCACTTGGGCCGCCGTCGGGGCGACGCTGGGCAAGGTGTACATCAGGTTGGTCGCAAGGGCGTCGGGTGCCTTGAAGCCCGAGAAATTGGTGCCGCCCGCGGCCAGCTCCAACAGACGGATCTCGCCGGTGTTCCCTGCGCCAACCGCGACGGGGGGAATGGCCAGGGAGGGGTTCGCCGTTGCGGAGATGGTCATCCCGCCGGTATCGGCCACCGTGACCAGGGAGTTCTGAATCAGCTTGCCGGTGGTGGTGTCGTATCGCGGCAGGGCGTTGTTGGTGGCACTCGCCGGGCCGACGACGTCGCCGGTGCCAGCCGCGGTGATCCACTCCAGGGTGGTGAGCGCTGCCGCCGCGTTGATGGCGAGCACCTGCCCGGCCGTGCCGCGCGCCGCGGGTAGTTCGTAGTCGGTGTCCTGGGTGGTGGACGGCGCCTGGAGCCCGATGAAGTTGCCGCTGGCGTCCAGCAGGCGCAGGCGCCCCTGACCCGCCGCCTGGGCGATCTGCACCGAACCATCCGTGCCGCCGTTGGAATCGCCGATCTCCAACAGGACGTTGCCGGTGCCGCCGGCCTGCGAACTGCCACTTTTGAACTCAAGGTTACCGCTGGTGGTTGCACCCGTCTGGTCACCCGTCTGAATCCGCAAGAATCCGCGGACGTCGTCGAACATCTGCAGGGTCAGGTCGGCGTCAACCCCGTTGTTGCCCAGGCCGAACATCGCCAGGTCGGTGGCCCCGCTTCGCTGAAGCACCAGCCCTGGGACGAATGCCTCGCTCTGGGCCAGTTCCAACACCAGCACACGTTCGTTGTCACTGGCCTGGCCGGAGTTGGCCGCGCCCCGGATGGTCAACGCCGGTGTGGTGTTGAGCAGCGCCGTGACGACCATGCCGTTCTCGGTCGCGTCCAGTGTCCAGTCGCTGCCGCCATCGTAGGCGCCCTGGAAGTCGGCGACGCCGCCGCCGCCACCGGCCACCCAGGACAAGACGCCACCAGCCGTAGATGACAGTACCTGTGCCGCCGTAGGCGCGACGCTGGGCAACGTGTACATGATGTCGCCGGCCAGAGCGTCAGGGGACTTGAAGCCCGTGAAGTTCGTTCCGCCAGCAACCAGCTCGAGGAACCGGAGTTCGGCCGTCTCGCCCACGCCATCACCAGGCGCATTCAGATTGATGGCACCCACGGCACCGGCTGTGTGATCACCGGGGGTCAGCCCGATGCTCGCGCCGTCACCGGTAGAACCACCGTCGCCGGCAATCAGGTCAACCGGACCGCCCGGGCCACTCGTGTTGCCGTCGCCGCCGATGAGCGCGAGGCTGGATCCCGAGTTGGTAGGAGCGAGGCCGTCAGCCCCTGTGAGGGTCAGAGCGATCGCACCCGCCGTGAACGCCGCTGCGTCCAACGTGGCGCCGACCGTGGGCGTGCTGCCATTGGCACGCAGAAGCTGAATCGCGCCTGTGACTTCGATTCCGGATAGCTTGGCCACTGCCTGACTCCTTACGGGTGGGAAAATCCCCTATTCAGAACCCCACTACTGCATTCCAAGTGCCCGGGATCGTTCCCCCGTATGCATCCTGAAGGGACGTCAAGTCAATCGTCATCGTGTTCGCATCGACGTCAGTGGCCAGGTCGGATGTCACCGCTTCCCCATTCTGGTCGAAGATCTGGAAGGCGTGGAACGACACCCCCAGATTGTGGGAAATCGTCAGCACGCCGGCCGCTAGCGACGCGTCGGTGAATGGCAGCCGGAACGCGGCCCCGCCTCCGCCGCCACCAGCAGCAATTGCATCCACAATCTCGTTCAGGTCGTCGCTGAAGCTACGCGCTCGGAACTGCTGAGTTTCCGCCGGTACCGTCTTCCGGAGCGGAGGCGTCGTGACCCCCGTGCGAATCGCCACCAGCCGCTCGAATACATCCTGCCCAGTCGGAGTCGATGCCGTACAGCGAATCACCCAGGAGACGGCCAGGGCGACGACGGGGAGTGTGATCAGCACCGGGGTCGCGGGCGTCTCCGTGATGGCCGGCAGCGAGTTGTCATCGAAGGTGATGTTGGGGCTGGCCAGGGAGGCCAACGGCGAGTTCAGATCTGCCGGGTCGAAGACCTGGTAGCGAAACGCCAGCGCACCGGAGGGACTCTTCTCGGCCAGAAGGGTCAGCAGCTGGCCGCTGGTCGCAACGAATCCGCGGTCCCCGCTCGCGTCTTCCGACGGTGTTCCGTTGATGAGGAATCTTGCTTCATTGATATCAGCCATGGCGTCAGACTCGCTCGTTGATCAGAATTTGGGAGAACGATTCGCCCTCCACGTTGAATAGCAGACGTCCTTGCCACTGGTTGTGTCCAGACTCTTTGATCAGAATGAAGTGCTGGCCCGCCCCCACCGCCGTGAAGGTGAAGCTGCTGGGTAGCGAACGTCTGAACACCTTCCGGATGTAGGCCACTCCATCAGTCGACGGGGGTTGAATGGATACCACTACCGGTAGCACCAATCCGCCGTCGGCGATCGCGGCTGTGTAGTCGAAGTTCACCGTGATGGGGCGCTCGACAAATGCCGGGTCATTCAGGGGGTCCAGGCTGACCCCTATCTTGTCCTCCCCCATGAACAGGGGGCTGAGTACGTCCAGGCGGCTGGTGGTCATGGGGGGACCTCCTGGACGTCGAAGTGGACGATTTTCGACCCGTGGTTGTCGCGTGCCAGCAGTTGTGTGAAGTGGCCCTCAGTCCGCACCGTGATGTTGTGGACTGCGGATACCGCTACCTCTTGGATGTCGAAGGGGATGGCGAACGGATATTCGAGGAACGACGCCGTGAAGAACAGGTCCCCTGCCAGGCCGGCATCGGGGACCACCACGCTGTCAATCAGTGCCGCTAGCTGGATGCTGATTCCGGCCGTGAGCTGGGCCGCCGTGGCCTGCATCAGGAAGTAATAGGGCTGGGCTCCGATCTGAGAGTTGAGCCGGTTGAACTGGCTGTTGATGGGATTCCCGGTGAGGTCTGCCCACTGACGCAAGATGACTGTCCCGTAGGTCAACCCCCCAATGGGATTCACAGGCACCAGTCGAATCTCTACGTCGAAGTTGGACAACCGCTGCTCCTAGAAGACCGCGTTCACACGTCCCGCCGTCATGATGAAGAACGAGAAATCAAGCGCCGCCAACGCGAACTTGTCGAGCGTGTGAGTACTGACGTTCACTGCAACAGCCGCTATCTCAAACTCAGCAGGCAGCTGTGTGGTGACGACCGGTAGCAAAATAAGATTACTACCAGCCACAATGGGATTCATCGTGATCATGTACGTGCTGTCATATGAAAAATCGAGACTGACCAGTGCTTGATCGCCGTTGGCCCCCGCTGCGAAACTTGTGACACCTTCATTCTCGAACAGATTGTAGGTGTCACCAGCGACCGTGTGAGTGACAAGCCCCCATGCGCGGACAAGCCATGGGATACGGTCATCGATCAAGCGCGCCCAGCCAGGGGCAGCCGTGGTGTCGCGGCCGATGTACGCACTCCTTTCCATGCCGGCGCCATTCCCCGAGAAGAACAGATCTCCATCTATCGGAGTCGCCGGGAAATCGTCCACCGGGTTGCTATGGAAATGACCGCGTCGCGGGGAGTTCACCGGGATCGCAGCTTCGAATGCGTACGCCTCCGGATTGGTGGTGTCAGCAATCGAGAACACACCCGCGCCGAACTGGGTGTCAGCTCCGGTAATTCCAGATCCCCGAGCGAATACGCCGAAGCCCTCAAGCGCTCCATCTTGCGAAGTAGCTGCAACGCCGATACCAGTCGCAACGCCATGGCCTACGAATGACGCACCCACCGACAAAGACGCGAGCGTGGCTCCCTCGCCAAACACACCAACACCGGACGCGTCCGCTGAAGCGGTCGCCAGGGCACCCTCCGCCAATGAATCCACCCGGCCAACGAGACCATTGCCCTCGAGACCCGCGGGAGCAAGGGCGGCTCCGCCGACACCTTCAACGCCGTGACCGGCTGCCTGTCCAGCGGTGACGTCGTCGTTGTCACCACCCCGGGCGAAGACACCGTGCCCTGCCGTGACTAGCGTGCTGCTGTCAGCACCGCCGCCGATCGCGAACACACCATGACCACCGAACGCGCCGACATTCGCAGTCCCGCTAAGGATCTCACCCCCGAGGGTTTCCACGCCATGGGCACCGCTACCACCATTGCCATCGTTGCCGCCCGCGAAGATGCCCCCTGCACCTGCGAAAACCAACACGCTGGCAACGGCGGCTTGTCCACGGCCGCCAAGACTGAAGGATCCGGCGCCGCCGTAGGCACCCACTACCGTTCCCTGACCACCCAGAGCGACGATGCCGTTACCCGTCGCGCCTACATCGGGGAAGGCACCACCACCGAGCGGCAACATGCTAGCCGTATCCGCGCTGTCACCGCCGGTCGCGTTGATGCCGTTGGCCAGATCGGTCGAAAGAATGGCACCCCCCGTCCAATCACCTGCAGCGGTGTTACCACCAATCGCAATTGCCCCGGGTCCAGGTAGCTGGTCGGTCTCGGTGGACTCCCCTCCCAGCAAACTACCCCCGGTACCACCTACACCAGACGAGCCAGCGAGCGTCGCGCCACCCTGGGCGAACAGTCCATCACCCCCTTCGCTCGAGCTAGCGAGCATCCCGGTCGCCCTCGGGCCACCTACGGCAGTGACGCCCACGCCGCCCGTCGACCCAAGCACCCCGTCACTGCCACCACCGGTGACAATCAAGCCGATGCCCGTACCACTGGCCTGAATCTCCACCCCAGGCTGCGTAGAAAGAGACGTGGGAGTGCTTGCGAGGAACGCGCCCATGGCTTTGGTCGCCCCTGCAGCGGGAACCAAGACCTCCACCAACAACCCGTGCAACAGATCGATGCCCGAAGGGGGCCGGATGTGCATCACAGCCGTGTCAGCACCGGGCACAGCGGTCGCCAACGTGGCGTCGAGAGTGATATACCCATCTCCACGACCAGCGACTGTCTGCAGGGCGTAGATGCCACCCGCAACACCGTCCAGATTCTGGGTGGTGTGGATGTCCACCAGGTTTATTTGGCCCGATCTGAGCAACTCGAAGGCTGCCCACCCAAGCGGATTCGCGCGGGGCGTCGTCACTGAATAGCCTCCTCAATCGGAATGCGGTGGAAGCCGTTCTGCAGCTCCCATCCGCCCCATCCACCGTCGTCATCTTGGTTGCGTTTGATGCATAGTCGCGACTTCGGGTCCACCAACGAGAACGAATCGTCGAGCACCTTGAGACGACCACGATGAAGCAGCTCTGCTAGTGCAGCATCGACTGTTTCGATGGTCACCGCGTGCTGCTCCTGGACCCGCGGGTCCACCACCATCTCCATTGCAGTCCGTGACGCCCGGTCGTACGCCAGGAAGTTGTAGAGCGTCATGCCGATGGTCGATAGGGCGTAAAGTTCGGTGTCCATTGGGGTCCTAACTACAGAAGACTGTCAGATCTAGCAGGTCCTGGTCGAGCACGAATCCGCACGGCTGCCCGATACCAGATCCAAAGGCGAAAATAGTCAAGTTGCACCACGACGGCATGGCTTCGTTCATCAGAATACGGATCTGCTCGAACGATCTGAGCTGTGCTTCGGTCGGTGGGGTCCCTGGCGGCAACGGAAACAGGACTAGGAAGATGAAATCGTCCGAGTAGTTAGGGAACCCCGTGGCCTGGTCGCCCGAGTTCCCCGTATTCAGGTTGAAGGGGGGGCCAGAGGCGTCTGGATTCGACGGATCCCAGTCCTGGAACATCCGACCCAGCTGCGTTTCCCGCAACAGATCGTGATCGGGAATCACGATGGTCACTCCGGGCTCAATCTCCTGCAGTAGAACCTCGATCGCCGGGATCGCAGCGTTGATTTCGCGGGTGTACGCCGTGGTCAGCTCCGACCGCTTCTGTTCGTCCGACGTATCCGCCGGAAACCCGATGTCCAGCAGCTGTTCGAACATGGGAATCATGTCCGTGGCCAGGTCAGGGAAGTTTTGGGCCACTGCTCGAGCATCATCGACCGATGCAGCGAGCCCGCGCGCCTTGGCGAAGCGCCATGACTCCATCACCGACGCTTGGAAGTCACCAGGGGTGACGTTGCCGGTGCCAACCGCGTTCACCAGCGCTGCATACACGGCTTCCTGGGGCGACGGGCCGCCTCCCAGTGCAAAGCTCAGTGGATTTCCTAGTCCTGCCATCTCATCACCACAATGTGACCAACATCGGGACCGACGCATCGAACGTCCCCACGCCAGTCATAGCCCCAATCGTCACCAGGTTGATATTCCCGCCCGATCCCGCCGATACCACCGCGCTACCCCGCGGGGTAGCGTTTCCCTGCGGCTGAGCAGACCCCCCGATGAAGTTCAGGTCCACATTAGTCCCCGCCAGGTCAGGAACCTGGTCCACGAACTGGATCTCTACTCGACCATCGCCCAGGAAGGCCACCGAATCGATCCACGGGGAGCTAGCCAGCGGGAATGGACCCGCCGGAGACAGGTTGATGTCCTGGAAGCCGTATTGCAGGGTCGCCCACGCCACCGACAGCATCGATGTCGCCAATCCATCCAGGTAGGTGAACGTCACCAGGGGGGCGACCTTGCTAATGCCCGCTGCCTGCCAGAAGTTCAGGTTGACGATGTCTGCACCGAGTTCGGTCCGAGGGTCCGTCACCTTCTTCTCATCGATCATCTGGGGGCCCCACCCATTGCGGCTAGGGCGCACGGGGAAGCCACTCATGAAGTCCCCCAGACCTGGATCAAAGCGCCTTCGGGGGCCACTGGTGCTCCCCCTAGGGCGCGGAACTCGATGCCCACGACCTGGCCCCGTACGAACGTGACGATGTCTCGAGGCGTGGCCGCTAGCTGAGCAGCCGGGGTGGCGTAGTGGGGCAATGCCGACGCCACCATCGGGAAGAACCTACGCAGCTCCCCATCCTCGTTCACCTGCTGGGCTGGGAACGTCAGCTCGAGGACCGTGCCCACCAGCACCACCGCCGGGGGATCAAGGATCTCCTTCGGGTCGAACGTCTGGGACGCGAAGGTGATAGCCCATGGTCCCAGGTCCGCGCCGATCAAGACCGCGCTGGGCATCGTGGTACCCATCAGGTGTTCCTGCCATGCCGCCAGGTTGATCTCTTCCGCGCTCAGTTCCTTCTCAGGAAACTGCAGCGGATCCTTATTGCGGTAGGTGGGCCCGAATGAGAACCGGGTAGGGATCTGTGGAAAGCCTTGCCCCATCACAGACCCCCATTGCGGCCGAAGACCACCACTGAGAATGGCACCGCCGCACCGAACAGTTCGATGTCCACGTCCACCGTATCCGTCTGCTGCACCACCGTCACAAGAGCCGATGACCCATTGGCGATGCCCTCGCCCATCAGGCTGACCATCGCCGACGTCGGTTGGACTAGCGAGATGGACAATGCTGGATCAATCAGCGCCTGGGCCACGGTGACGATGGTCCCCTTCTCGTTGGGGATCCCCCCGCGCTGGAACTCGATCGTCCAGTTGAACTCATCGACTCCAGCGACCAGAGCGATGCCTTGGTTGGCGTCGTTCAGCGACGTCAAGAACCCAAACGAACCGAGTAGAGTGATCGGGTCGATGTCTACCCGCGCGATCGCCAACGGGGCAGTCATCCCAGCGCCTGCCATCTGGTCAAACAGCAGGTTCATGGGGTCAGCCCCCAACTCTACACGCGGGTTCTGTACGCTACGCGCGTCGATCTTACGGACCCCGTAGGCCGAGCGTGATGGGCGCTGTGGATAACCAGGCATCAGCTCAGCTCAAGGGGTAAATGTTGACAGACCCGAGGCCTATGATGTTCGGGCCATCGTTGATGTTCCCGGGTAGCGCGGGCTCGTTCTGCGAAATGAACGACAGCTCGCCATCGGATGCAATGCCCCCGAGATCGTCGAGCAACCGCGCGATGACAGCTTGGCCAGCACGAATCGGGAATCCCACCTGTGGTTGCGGGTGACGGGCTGCCCGCACGAACCGCGGGTCCGTGTCAGCCACAACCTGACCTGGTCCCAAACTGTCGAAGTAATTCTCAAACGACTCCGCGATGATTTCCAGCCGGTCGGTGTATGGGCTGATGCGGGTGGCCGTGGCGGGAGTCGCACTGTCGACCAGCGTCATGACGGGGGCGGTCGCCAATACGACGGTAGCCAGGTTCACGCCGTCGTGTTCGATGGACGTCACGATCAACCGTTCGAACCGGCTCAGGTCTCGGTTCCACGCCATGATGGACGGGGCATCGTCGCCGCTCAGAGTCTTGGATACACTGGGGACCTGGTTCGGAAGCAGGGACGTCGTAGTGAGGGTGAAGTTCTGCTGGTCGGTCAGGGTGGTGATGACCACCTGCTCCGTCAGTGCGGGGTTGACCGGCTGCTCGGGATTGGGCCACGGCTCGACATTGAACCAGCCACCGCTGATTCCCTGGCCCATGGTGATCCGCTCGATCTGATCAGCGAGTTCAAAGTTCGTCGTGGTCGTCACCACGAACACCCGCTGTGGCACCACAGGGCTGTTGGGAGCCGTGATGAAGCTTGCCACCGTGGTCAGCAACCCGATAGACGGGACGCGCGCTAACGGACCAGCAGGGGGGCTGGCGTTGGGGTTGCGCTTCTGGAGCGGAGCCACCAGTACGCTACCCGCCTGGAAGGCGCACGGGTAGATGAACGACTGCTCCACCGCCACCGATGCTTGCCGCGTCCATGCCTGGAAGTGGGCAGGGTTGCCCGAGGCAGGGCGGGACCGGATGCGGTCTTCGATCCGGACCGCGTACTCTTGATCTGACTCCGTATCGAAGCCACCCGCGAAGCCGACCCCGGTACCCGTTGAGTCCAGGACGGTGGCCGTGGGGTCGGTGCCCAACGGGATGTTGAGCGACCATGTGAGGATCGTGTCAACGGGAATATTGGTGACGAATCCGTCGGAGCTGCCGTCGGGAAGAACACCCTGAAGCGACAACGTAGCTGACGCTTCCCCGACCGGAATGCTGCTAGTCACCAGCACCTGGTAGCGGTTGCCGTTGGGGTCGGTTGCTACCGCCGCCGCGGGGTCTCCCAGTGTAGTGGAACCGACGTAGATCGTACCGGCGTTGCCCGGAGCATCCACGATTCCCGACGCGCCGACAGCCGGCAGCACAGAGTTCGGACCCAACCACAGGTTGCCGTGTTGGTCGCGCAGCACGGTGCTGTTCGCACGGCGTGGATCGATCTGGTCGCTGAGGTGCAGCGCGCGCTTCTGCATTGCCTGCCCGAACAGGTCGGTTGCATCCGCGTCGATGTAGAAGCGGGTCCCCTGCTGCGTCGCGCGCTGGATTTCGTCTTCGCTGAACGGCAGGCCCGTCTTGGTATTGATCAGAAACCGCAGCGCATTGCGGTAGCCTTCCAAGATGATGTTGTCTCGGACGTGTCCCCGCGGGAAGGTCGTAAAATCGCGTTCGTCAGGAGCAGCCATGGTTCACCTTCAAGCAGCCGCGCCCTGCAGCGGCACGGGCAGCGGCAGAGTACGGACCTTCGCATCGAGCGCACGCAGATTCCGCCATTGCACTCGAATCTGGGTGAACTGCTGAGACTCTTCACTGAAGTCCGTGGTGACCCCGATCAGGGTGATGTCCCCCCGCCGAATCAGATCACGCAATGCCAGCTGGACGTTGGCCTTCAGGACCATGAGATGGGCAGCGTCCATCTTGCGGGGCTCGGGGGGTAGCCCGACATCGGTGACCGATGGACCCGACCCACGGACAGTGCCCAGAGCGACCTTCACCGAGGCATCGATGGGGTCGTCCCCCGTGAAGATGTCCACATAGTCCCGGGAGTCCAGGTCTATGAAATCCGCGAGCAACGGATTCGGGGCCTCGAGCGGGGACGCCGGGGCGAAGAACCCGATGGCATTCTGGGTCGATGGGAGCGCGGGGCCTGCCATGGCCGGCATCGTAGCAGAAGACGGGGGTCAGCCGTGTGCACAAGTCTACACGGAGACCCTAATCCAGGGGGCAAAACAGCCCGGGAGGGATGGGCAAGGTGGGTACTGCCGGCACCGGGAAGCCCGGGATTGCCAGGATCAGCACCAGTACTGGCGACCCAGGGAGGGCAATGGTGAAGCCAGGTAGGGTCGGCAAGGTCGGCAAAGCCGGAAAGGGGGGAATGGGTACGGCAATCGATAGAACGAGCGTAGGGAGCCCAGGTAGGTCGATGGTGAATCCCGGTGGGGTAGGCAGCACGGGAAACGCTGGTAGCGGGGGGATCGGAATCGCTATCGACAGCGTCAGATCTGGAAACGAGCAGTTCGTAGGCACCGGGTCACAGAACCTTACCGGTGAGGGTCAGCGGTTGCCCTGCAGAAGGCAACAGTAGGTTCGGGGTCGTCGGCGAGGGGGGAGCGGGTGGCACAGTGTACGCCTGCAGCCCGGCATCGAGGGGGGACACCAGGGTAGTGGTGTCCGCGTTCTCCTGGATGTACCCGATGACCTCGGAGATCCCATTGGCCAGACCGGCCACCGACTTCTGAGCGGCCGCAACGGCATCAGCGGGTGTGTCGCCGGGGATGGACTGAGCGGCGAACAGGATGTCAAACACGATCTTCGCGAAACCGTCGCCCACCCCTGCGTCATTCACACTCCCTTGAACCATCGGCATTGCATCACCTCACAACGATACGAACAGCTTACTCGAACCCTGGGATGCTACCCCAGGAAGAAGAGGGGACGCCGTGAATGGATCTCCGATCACAACGTTACCCGCTAGCCCAGGGTCCATCGTGATGGTCCCCGAGATCTGGATATTGGCCGCCGTCATCGTGATGCCATCGTCATCCAATCGGAACGTTGCGTCACCCGACGCGTTCTTCATCAGGATGGCCTTCTTATCCTGACTGCTCATCGTGATCGCCATCCCATCGGCGTGCGCGATGATGATGGACTCGTTGCCTGGGGTCGGGTCCAGGATGATCGAGTGGGCCTTCTGTGCGACCCCATCATCATCGAAGTCATAGGGGCAGTAGAGCACGTGAATAGTACCCCCACCGTCGGGGGTACTATCGCCCTCGACCGGCGTGAGACTGTGAAAGCCACCGCCGTAGCCAACGAGTGCGAGGACGCCTTCGCCCGGTGCGACGCCCCCTGCCATTTTCAACCGCAAGTCCCGAGCCGCGATTGGAACCAGTCCATCCTGTTCGCGAATGCAAATGACCTCCATATGTTCGTCGCGACCACCCCGCTTATCGGGTGGCAGCGGTCGCCCTATCAAACCCAACGCGCCGTAGACGTCCGACCCTTCGATCCCTTCGCCCTTGTCGTCTTCGAAGTTGATGGTAGTGGTCGCGCCCTGGGCGTTGTCCAAGATATCCAGTTCCATCCCGGCGATGCCGGCGATGTCATACTGCAGCGCCTGGGTGGGACTGGTCGAGATCGATGACCCGGTCACCTTCGAAAACTGGAAGACCCCATCGATGGGTTCGCGAATGGCCGCCCCACCCCCGCCTTCGTCAGCGCTCGGCGTGCGGCGATAGTCGGTCTTGTGCTTCATCACTTCACAGTCTCCAGAGACCACGCGCCAGCATGTTCAGATTCACAGCATCGCCCGCGGCCGCGTTTCGCGTCAACTCTACACGGTGCACGTAGTAAGCGCCCTGGGCTCCCCCCGATATGTCGCTGTTGACAGATGCCACCGTGTCGATCCCGTAGTTCACTTTGCTCGAGCCATCCCAGAAACTCAGGCCGTCATTCTCCATGACGTAGGTGTCGAACCCCTTGGAACGGGCAGACATCTCACGGGCAGCAGCTCGGTTGGCATTGGCCTGGGTGCGAATGGCTTCAGCTGGCATGACCAGCGGGCGATAGAATCCCCACTCAGCCATCTGGTCGTTCTGGGCGAACCCTGCAACCCGCGACTTGGTGAAGTCACGCTTGCCCCCTATGCCGAAGATGCCGATGGCAGTGGGCATCCCCGAGATATCCCGAACCTTCGTCATTCCGAGGATGTTGTTCAGGTAGGACTTCGACGGATCCCGGTAGGCGTTGAAGACGTACTGGGGATCCTGCAGATCGTTGGGGGCTCCGATCACAATCTTGCCGTCCGGTGCATCCCAGTGCATCAGCCCGTGTCGACGCAGGTGGCGGTCTACGGCGGCGTAGATGGTTTCAGGGGGCTTCACCCTGGCCTCTTCCACCTTGATCTTTTCCAGGTCAACCGGTGCATCATTCCCTTGGTTACCCGACGGCACCCCCGTCATCAGATCACGTGACTCCGATGATCGGAAAATGAAGTCAGACTCGGCGTATCCAAGCGGGGCGTAGACATCGAGCACAAACTGTTTGATGGACGTGTTCTTGACGCGCACCGACTGGCGAGCGCTGCTGTACATCGCGTCCGACAACTTCGTACGAACCGTGAACCGCACGACTGACCCAGCGCTAGCGTCCAGCGGCAGATCGTTGTCCTCCACTCGACCAGCCAGCCGCAGCAGGTCGTTGACGAATACCCGGTAGAGCGCTCCTGGAGTGAACTGGTCCTGCAGCGACGGGAAGGTGCCATCGTTGCCGAGTTCGAAGCTGGCCGACGATGGGGCCGTGATGTCGTTCACGATCTGCAGAGATGTGAAGTTGTCTAGCGAACCGCCTAGCCGACCATTCGCCGCAACGATCTCCACCCGCACTGTGTCAATAGGGCGCTGCATCTCAACGGATGTTCCCGGTATTGGCGAATATCTTCACCAGCGTCTTGGCGGGAATGAACAACGGGTCAAGCGTCGGGTTGATGTCCATGAGGTCGACCACGTCCTGCTCGGTCAATGCAGAAACCGCAAACAGTGAAGTGTTGCGTGTCACCCGGATGGTGATGATTTGCGGACGACCGCGCCTGGCATCGTTGGTAAGCCGCGCTGCGATCGCGATCTCTTCGTTGACCTTGCGTTCCGTGCGATTCCCATTGGTGGTGATCATCAGGTTTCGGCCTGGTACCCCGGCCTGCTTGCTCAGCTGCAGGGTCTTCTTGGCAGTACCCTTGATGCGCTCGTTCGTATTCACGATGTCATTGAACGTATCCTGGGGAGAGTTGGCCAGCGCCTGCAGGTCAGCGGTGAACGTCTCCAGATCGGCAAACGATTGGTCCCAGTCCCCTAGCGACTGTGCATCGAACGTCGTGCTTTCAGCCAGACGCTGAGCGTTCGCGTTCGCCGTGGGAGCCGTGATGATTCGGAACGCTACGTCATCCTCGTTGTCTTCGAGGAACGTGAACTGCACCATGGCGGTGGACCGCAGATCGTCCTGCTCGACGCGGTTGTAGCTCTCGGCCCGAACACGTTGGCCTCCGATAGTGGGGACGACCAGGGTGCCGGTCTCATGAACGTCGAATATCCCGATCAGCAGGTTGAGGATGTCGGGATACAGCGCCTGGTCACCGTTCACTTCGGAAACGCCATCCTCACCAAGCGCCACGTTGTTGTTGAAGATGGCCATCATGGTCCATTCCTTCGGACGTGACCCCGTGTCGTCTAGCTTCGCGCCATCCCGGTAGGGACGTTCCCTGGGGATGATGCGATTGCCCCCTGACTCCTGGATGCTGACTACCGGGAATGCGTACTCGTCATTCCCGACCTTGAAGCTAGCAACTGGATAGTCTGGAAAGACGTCGTCTGCACCTTCAGCCATGACTAACCTGCCTTGCTATCTGCGCCGGGAGTGGACGTCGGGGGAGGCGCCACCCCTCGCGAAGTGTCCTTGCCCATCTTCTTGGTGTAGCTGGTCACGACCGCCAATGACGCGGCCAACTTATTCGCAGCGGCGGTCACCTTGTCATTGGCTTCCGCCTCGGCCAGCTGACCCTTCAAGATCTTGGCTTCGGCTTCCAATGCGTCAGAAGCGCGATCGCGCTTCTGACCGGTGGTGAGTTTCATGTCACCGCCCGTCGCACCAGCCCATCCCTCCACCAGAAAACTGACCGCGTCATCGAACGTGCTGGCCGTATCTTCCAGCTGCTTCTGAGCGATCTCGACATCCAGCAGAGCGCCCTGCTTCTCACCTCTACTAGCGCCCGGTTTATCGGACACCCTCATAGCCGTCTCAACCGTCAGCCCGGCATCTTCCACAGCCCTGAAGCTCTCTTGGGCTACGTCGTCCATACCGGTAAGCCATCGGAACCCCGTCCCGACAGCTACACCTGCCGCTGCCGCTAGTGTAAGCGCCGCTGCGGCCGACGCGGCCGCCCCCGCTAGCCCTGCTAGACCTGCACCCCCGCCAGCCGCCGCTCTGACGGCCCCGCCAACGCCAAGGGTGGTAGCTCCCCGGGTGGCGATGCTGGCGGCCCCGCTAGCACCCTGCACGGCCAGCGTCTGGGCGAACATGGCTGCCATGCCCTTCGCTGCTACTTCGGCGATCATCGACCCACCGAACGCGAGCGCCAGCTTGCCCCCCACGATAGCCGCAAGACTTCCCCACGGATTATCCACAACCTTCGTGATGATCGAAGCGAGGGCATCGGCGAATGCAGGTAGCTTGTCTGCCAGCTTATCGAATGCCGCGATCATCGACGGCTGGACCATCGCTTCCTTCACCCGGGCCAGCGCTAGGTTGAACTTGACGAGGGGGTCGGACTTCACGCGCTCAGCGGCTTCGGCCTGAATCTCACTGTACTTCATTGTCGACTTGCTGGCTTCCGCCAGGTTGGCATCGAACGCCTCCATGCCCGCCTTCACAGCGTCAGCCTGCGACAACCCGCGCGCCTTCGCTTTCTCCATCGCCTCGTCGAATGGGATGGCAAGCTCGTCGTAGACCACACGAGCGTCGGCGGTGAACACCTGCTCGGCCGACTTGCGGCCCTTCGTGCTGGATAGGATGGCCTTCATCTTATCCATGGCGGTCATGTCCGCAGTGAAGGTGACCCCACTGCCCATGTCCTTCTTCAGCCGAATGAACTGGGCGCTCCCTCCCTTCAACGTCTGGAACATCAGCTTCAAACCGGGGTCAGCCTTCTCACCTATGGTGCTATCAAGCAACAGCAACACTCCGAGCAATTCAGAAATGCCCTCAGCTCCCTTAAAGCCTGCATTAGCCGCTTCACCTGCGACCAGAGCGAAGCGGCTAGATAGTTCTTCAATGCCCTTGCCGCCCACGCCAGTCTTCTCGATCATTCGAGTCATGGCTTCTTCCATCTCATCAGGTCCAACCCCGAACTTACGAGATGCGAGCTGCATGGTGGTGGCCAGTGCGTCGATGCTGTGACCGGTCGCCGTGGCAGTGGTGCCGATGATGTCCATCGACTTCTTAGCAAACTCCATCGACCCGGTGGCCTCAAACACCGTCATGAATGCAGTCGACAGATCGTCAGCGTTGCGCCCGGTCTTCTGGACCGAGTCCGCGATCATCTGCTGGATGTCATTCCACTCGACCGCGTTGCCGGCCACCTTGTTCACGTTGAAGGCGATGTTCTTGTAGGTGTTCTGCATCTGCAGGGCATCTTTGGCTAGCCCTGTGAATGCCAACGCACCGCCCAGCGTCGCTACCGTCTTCACCCCGTTCTTCAGGGTACTCATCATCCCACCGAGTTCGGTGCGGGCTGACTTCAGCCCCGCCGTCATCGGTCCACGCAACGCCGCACCCATCCGCTTGCCAGCGGACTTCGTCATGTTCTCCATCCGCCGCAGTCCCGATTGGAACGACTGCGGCAGCAGAGTGACCTTTATCGATGCTTCGCGGGCTGCCATGGACTTACTTCAATAGCTTATCGATTTCCTTGAAGAACGGATTGAGATCCTGACCGTCGATTAGCTCAGCGAACCTTTCGATGGTGAGTACGCCTGCATCAAGCGCTCTAACGACTCCGATGATAACTTGGAGGCCACTGAGTTCAGTAGCAGGTCCGCCATAGAAACTACAAAGGAAGTCTGAGCACCCGGCCCGTAGACGACTAAAGGGCCGAGGTGCCTTGCTTTCGCAATGGCGACAATCAACGCCACGATCTCACCATTGGAGAGTTGGTTAGGGGCAGGGTTCAGCACGTCGTTCAGACGTTCCAGCTTCTCCCACATGTTCTGCAGGCAGACTTTGTCGTAACGAGCTTCCAGCTCCTTGGGATTCGGAACCCACGGTTCGTAGGGGGACGAATCGTTCCGGATGCAGCGCGCCAAGATGCACATGTTCTCCATGTTGGCAAACAGATCCTTGTCCTTGTCTTCGTCCAGCTTCTCCTTCGCCGCCCAGGCGCGGGCTTCGATGCGGGACTTGCGCAGGTCGCTGTCCCGGGGGACGCGAAGCATCACCGTCTTCTCTTCCCACTTCCCTTCCGAGTTCCGGCGGTGCAGCGTCTCGGGAAATAGCAGGTACTCGTTGTGCTCGAGGGTCTTGAGGTCTTCCCAATCCGTCGTCATCAGCTTGGCCAGGACGTGACGATGCTGGTCTGCACCCTTCACGCCCTCGTAGCCAAGGGACGTCAAGACGTCCATGATTTCCTGTTCAGGCGATACGGTTTCTTCGGTCATCGGGTGCCCTCCTACGGCCCCACTAACGTATCAGGGCCGGCCCCCATATGCGAGAACCGGCCCATGACCTGTTATTTCCGGGAAGAAGGACTGCTAGACCCCTGAATCGCTCATCGCTCCGATGAATGTCAGGGACAGCTTGATGGCGTCATCGAGGGGCAGCTCGAAGTTCCGTGTGGTGTAGATGCCGTTCACGGTCATCGTCTCCCCAGGGATCTTGATGCGGACCTGGGTGATGATCCCCTTCTTGACGAGCGTGAAATAATCGCGCTCCTGCCCTTCCTCCGACACGACCGAGTCGAAAGAGATGGTGGTCTCTTCCACGCCAAGGGTGACACCCGCCGCCTTGCGACGAATGGTGTGCACCTGCTTGCCGTTGTTGACTTGGTCGAGCTTGATGTTCGTGACGTCGATGAGATCGCCGCTGCCCTGGGCGATCTGACCGCGCGGATAGATGAGTGTGTCTGCCATGCGTCAGCGCTCCTTCGCTCAGTTCGGAACCCGTTGCACCACCACACCGAACTTGGCGAGGGGCGGAACGATGGAAAATGGTAGCACGATGTCCACCTGAGACGGGTCCGACGCGTTCACCTGGACGATGAGCGTGCCGGTGGACACGGCCGTGTCCAGGCTGGACTGGGTGATAACACCCTCCCCCTGCCAGAACCGCAGGCGAGAGATAAGGAACGCCTTGACGTCCCGTTCCTCGATAACCCCCTTGGGAGGCGGGTCCTCCCCAGCGGGTGTGTCCTTGACGATCTTCGCGTTGGGGAACTCCTGGGGCAGAGCCTCCCGAAGGTCGCGAGCGACGATGTAGGTGGCACTGACGTTCTGGATGTCCAGCAGCCGGCGATCCGGGGCCCCCGTGGCCGTCTGGCTGTGGGTGGTGATGGCGCGCATCAGGATCTCGAGACCCTGGGCCGTGTAGGAGATCAGCGATACGCCGTTGCCCAGCGCGGTCTCCGACTCCGCGGGTGATGGACGGTCGCCATCCACATCGGCCGACCCGATGTATTCGCTCATGTCCTCGCCGATGCGGTTGGCCGCCGGATCCAGAGACGTCGCCGCCACCCAGCCGCCGACTTCGCGCCCACCGAGTTCGGCAGGAAGGCCTCGGCCGTTGACGCACAGGATCAACTCCCCGGTGGGGTCGTTCTGCGCACCGTTGGCGTTGGACGTCGCCGGTACCGCGATCGCAATGGACGATGTCATCCCCACCCAAGCCTGCTGCAGCTTGGCATCGAGCCCAGTGTTCAGCAGGTTGATGTGGTCGATGACCCTCGAGAAGTTGTTCTTGGTCCCGACGTTCCCCACGTCCGTGTTGGACAGGCAGGGAAGGATCGCGGCGTACTCCTTGCCGGAGGTGGCCGCGAGCGCATTGGTGTAGTCGGGATCCGTGGCACCGCCCGCGAGAGGGGTGGGGACCAGAGCGCCCGCGACCGCTTCGGTGCCCGTCGCCGGGTTCTGAAGCGTGACCTTGACCTTGACGTCGTTGCCCTCGTTGCCGGCCGTCTTGGCGTTGATGGTGACGATGCCCACGCCGCCGTCGGCCGCGGTGGTGAACAGGTCGTCCGTGCGCGAGTTGATGGCGTCGATCGCTTTGTCCTTCACATCCTCGAAGGTCTCGCCCAGCAGCCAGGCCACTTCGAACTCTCGGCCCATGACGTCCCACAGGGTGACGTTGTTGCCCGTCGGGACACCGCTCAGGGTGATGTCCAGGGTGGCGAGCCCGGTACCCGCGATGGGCGCGATGAAGTCGATGACCGCCGCGGCAAACTGTCCGTAGAGCAGCTTCGCAGCCAGGTGGGCAGGGGTGCCCACGCCAAATGCCGTGGCCGCGGTATCAGCGCCGCCGCCAGCTCGGACTTCGGTGTCGGGGGTGAGGTCCCCGGCTGCGGACTTGGAGCCCATCAGCGCGATGCGGAGAAGGCCCGTCGAGGGGGACGCAGCACCGGCCAACAGGTCGACGATGAGATAGACGCCGGGGGTGAGTGTACCCGGGCTTACGGCGAGCGGGATTGCCATGTGAGGGTCCTCCTAATGAGTCTTCGGCAGCCGGTGGCGCTTCAGCCTTCGGCGTTGCTTGTTTCTGACTCCACTTCATCGCCCCCGTCAAGCGCGTTGTCGCCACCGTCAGGGAACAGCTCGTCCGGGGTTGGGACCTGAGCGGCTTCCACAGCCCTGGCAGCTGCGTTGGCCTTGGAGGCGGCTTCCCGGTCCACCGTCCACTGGTCGAAGTCGGATTTGGTGACTTCGATGAGTTCCCCCCGGCGCATGCAATTCAGGTACTCCCGCCTGTACTTGATGTCTTCTACCAACGGAATGGCCACCACCCGCTTCAGATCTTGCACGTACCCTTGGCCGGCCACGTAGCGGGCTCCAATGTAGATATCGGTCCCGTAGCGGCGGACGATGCGCCCCTCGACGGCTCGGTAATATTTCATCTCAGCTCCTCTTAGGATTCTCGTTCAATGTTCGACCGGCCGAATGTAAATGGGGTGCCCAGCACCAGTGACGCGGTGGCGATGTCGACGCCCGAATCGTTGCTGAAATCGTTGACCCCTGGGTTGCTGCCCTCGACCACCAGGGCCGCCCCGCCGACCAAGATTTGAGAACCCGTCTTGGCGATCCCGGCGTGGGCCAGCGTGCTGCGGTATGACCCGTCGTCAACCTCAACCTGGGCGCCCTTGGAGGCGAGCAGGGCTGGTCCTGCGCTGTTGACAGCGTCAACCACTGCACTGCCCGCATCCAAGCTGATCCGAATCATGGCCCCTGGACCGTCGGCCCAAAATGTCCCATTGGAGTCCGCACTGTCCAGCGCGTACCAAGACCCGAGCACGCCCACCAGCACCTCGCATGCGCCAATGGCTTGAACCCCCCCGCTGCCGCCTTGAACGTGGGACCGGCCGGACTCACGGAACACCGCGAACCCGGCGGGGGGTTGCGTAAGCCATCCCATGAAGTCTGAGAGCACGATGAACGAAGTGTCGACCTTGGCCAGTCCCCAGCCGACCCACCGCAAATCGAGTGCGGATTCATCGACGGGGTTACCGGCGTCGGCCAGAGCGATGAATGGCAACGCATCCTCGTAGGGGGTGCCCAGCGGCGAAAACCGAGCGGCCGCGTAGACCGACGCACCACCCAAGCAAAGGCCGCTGTTGCCGGACACCTCCAGCCCGAATGCCAGTATTGTCGAGTCGGCAATGGTCGGGCCGAGCGGGGCGCCCAGCGGGAAGTCCAGCCGGATGTTCACGAATCCGATACAGCGGCGGAACGGAGCTTTACCCGCCGGCCCTTGTCCATTATCTCGACTGCCAATGCCGTCCGCGATGATGAAGTCGTCCGTGCCCGAGTACTGAAGTAACGCACCCGCGCGAACAATGCGGAACGTGTCGCCGGGTACAAACCCGGCAATGGCCCGGCCCACGTACAAATCGTCACCGTTGACCCGGTTGATGTGGCGCATCGCGCCAACGGCCACGCCGCTGGTCACCTCCAGCGTGTTGGACACGAACGCATTGGTGACCGACCCCGAGGTCACGATGATCTCCTCAGTGGACCCGGCCAGCGATGCCTCGGCTGCGCGCGTCTCCACGAACCCGTCGTCGCCAACCTGGCCGGCGCCATCGCCAAACATCCACACTGGAGATCGCAGCCCCCAGCCCGCGGGGAAGACCGGGCCCACGTGGTTACCCGAGTCAAACTTGAAGATGACTGGCCACGCCGGGCCAGCTGCGTGCGCGTCGATGTACGGCTGCGCGGTGGCCAGGGCGGCGAGGGCCGTCAGCCCATCGTTGGAGTCGTTGCCGTTAGCCTGGGAGACGAAGATGATGACCGTGTTGGAGATGTCGGGGGCGCTCGCTGCAACCTCGGCCGCATCGACTTTGACCGTGAACCCATTCTGAGTGCACGGGAACAGCTCGTCCCCCTGGAGGGGCTTGTTGCCATCAACGAGTGCCCCAATCTTGATCGGTACATCAGCCATATCAGTCCTTCAGGGTTCCTCGGTAACTAGAATGTCACCATCCGGGTCGGTAGCCAAGAGCACGTTGTTCATTTCCACGCACATGTCATCCACCACTGTGATGCTGGTCTCATCGCCAGCAGACTGGGGATTGACCACGTCCATACAGGCCAGCAACCACGGGGCGTAAATCCGGCTGTCCTCGGTGACGATGGCCCCGGTCGCACTCACCAGCACATGGTAAATGTAGAACTTCTGGTAGATGTCCTGCGGACCGTTCTCCCTAAAGACGGACCGAATCTGCCACCCACCTGGGCTGGCCGCGACGTAGCCATCCACCGCGCTCCGGTCGTTCAGCAACGTCAGCACCCGGTCCACGATGGCGAGGCCTTCGTTCCTCCGGAACTGGTCACTGTCCGATCGAGTCGTGATGACGCTGACCGTATACGTGAACTTGTAGATGAACTGGCGGGTGCCCTGCCGAGTCCCACGCTGGGTGGTCGACGTAGCCGCGCCGTCACCCGGCTGGATGTCTTCGAACGTGACCAGGATGGCTGGCGTATCCTTCAGACCCGACCGCCGGATATCCATCGTCAACACAGGACCGTTCAGCGTCTCATATTCAACGATGTCCTTGACGGCCCATACGTTGTTCGGATTCGTGCCGCCCACGAAGTCAGCGGCCGCCGTCGCCTCGACGAAATCGATCAGAGGCTCCTCAAATATGAACTGGGTCCCGGCCGGGAAGTTGTAGCGCTCGCCCCCGATGTTCGAAAAGCAGGCTGCGTTGACGCCACCTGCCAGCACTTCCCAAGCACCATCTTCACGGTCCGGGTTCTTCGCTAGCTTGATCAGCATCTGCGCACGGATCTGACCACTGAGCAACGGGATCAAGTAGGTGTTGAAGGGCAGCAGTAGCCCAGGAGGCACCCCAGACTTCAGCTGGATGTCGACCGTCCCCGTTGCACGGTCACCCGTGAGGGGCTGCAGAGTGGCCATGATGGCTCGCGCTCGGTCGACGATGCTGCTCATCCGGTTTCAATCTCGGTCAGCATGTAATCGCTGATGGTCTCCGACACCCGCGCTATGTCAATGGCCAGGAAGTTGCGACGCTCCATCTTGCTGGTCCCTGTGACGTGCCAGCCGGCGTAGCGAGCAGGGGATTCGGCCGTCCCCGACAGTGAATCGTGACTACCCTGGATGTTCGCTAGCAGCCCCGTGTCCTGAAGCAGCGTGCCCCCGCGTCGACGGGGATGTCGCTCGAGCGTGGACTCTTGGAATGGGTCCCATTTACCTTCGGTGCCGGCTCCGCCCTGGGTGCTAATCACGTCTTCGATTTCCGACGCCAGTACCTGACTGATGAACGCAGTGGGGAGATTCTGGGCGCGGCTGTTGTAGTCGTGGAGCACCTTGTTGATGGACGACAAATCGATACGGATCTGAACCATCAGACGATCCCAGCTACAGCATCGAGTACATGCGGGAGCGCAAGAAGTAGGGGCCACATAAACCCACCGTGTCCGGTTGGTGATTCCTTGCCGGGTGCGAACGTGAATGCACTCCCGGTGGCAGCGGGCGGCCGCGGTTGGATGATGCCCCCTGTGTTGGCGCCCTGGCCAGGTCCGGGATCGGTGGTCGTCCCCGCTTCGCCTGTGCCGCGCTGCAGTCCCTTGGACACGTTGTTCAGGTACTTGATGGCGCGGTCGTACTGGGTCTTCCAGGCACCTTCGCCCTCATCGGATGTGAACGAAGGACGACGCTCACTGGCAAATTGGACCGCAATCCAGGCGCAGTGCCCACGATAGGCCGCGTCCTCATTCGCATATAGGGTGATCGCTGCACGCGTCGGGTAGTGACGCAGCATCCTCGAATATCCCTCTGCCTCTGCCATGTCCATGACATCGATCAGGTTGACATTCGTGGCTAGGATTTCGGCATCGTTGCCGTCATCGTTCAAGTACTGAGCCAGCTTTGCGGCCCCGCACTTCTTTGTCAGATCAGCCAGCGTGAGAAAATCGGCCATCGTGGGTACTACTCCTTCCGGTTACAGCTTGGTGACAGCGTCCAGCCCTTCCAGTCGCTTGGTCTCGAATGCGTTCAGCGTGACCAGGGTGCCCACAGGCACGCGACCGTTGGCCACCGTGGTGATGTTCATCCGGGCTCGGTGGGTGGCCACCAGGGTACCGCCTCGCACCGGAGCGACGCCGGGAGCGACGGCTGCCGGTACCGTAGCCTCGGGCTGAACCGCCTTGACGTCGGGGGCCTGCCGCTGAACGGGGGTGGCAACAGCAGGCGCCTGTGCAACGGGCTCGGGCACGCGGTAGTTCTCGGGCTCGGGATCAGCTTCGAACTTCTGGTCGGGCTCGGGATCAGCTTCGAACTGGTCGGGGCCACCGGGGTCTTCCGTGGGCATCACGGACTCGGTGGGGCCGGGTGGTTCCGGCGTCGGGGGCTCCAGGACGGGCATCACGGACTCGGCGGGGCCCGGTACTTCCTGGGTGGCGGCGGCGGCCATCAGAGCAGTAGCGGCTGGGTTGGATATTGGGGTCCTGGACATGGGTGATTCTCCTATTTGGGTCTAAAAGCGAACAGCCGCCCACCGGAATATCCAGTGAGCGGCCGTAACTGTAGCGCGTTCGCCGCGTGCGATGGGGGCTAGACGACGCCCGTGATGATCCCACCAGCGTTGTCCGCGGTCATCTTGGCCTCGTCCGCCATGCCGACCACGACCATCGTGCCACCCTCAGGTCCGCGATTTTCCACGAAGAACTCGCGGACGTTGAAGCCGTTTCCGGCCGGGCCTCGACGTCGGAACGTCCAGGTCGTCGCGATGTCCTCGCCGTCCGCGGGGACGCCGGGGGTGTGCGTGATGAGGTTCACCACGTTGGCGAAGACGTAGTCCAGAGCGTCCGTGGATTCGTTCTTGACCTTGGATGCGGACACCTTGATGGGCGGAAGCCCGGGGATGTCCACGTCCAGATTCTCGATGCCCGCTCGAAGGACCGCATTGGCCACCTCGGGTGCTCGGTCGTCCCCAAAGTACTGCCGCATCGAAGACACGATCTGGGGATGTCGCAGGAAGATGTGGGCAACGCTCTGGTTCATCCAGACCGAAGACACGGGCTGCGCAGACGCCTCGATGGAGTCCTGCAGGTCCGTGAGGGGCGTGCCGAGGGTGGCGTCCGTCCACGGGTTCGCCGCCGCGTTGACCACCGAAGCATCCCAGCTTGCGGTGGCGTTCAACAGCGCGAACACGTCCAGCTCTCGATCCAGCTCGATGGCTCGCCGGCAGCGGCGCATCGAAGCGAAGACGGGACGGTAGTTGTTCCCCGTCTGACGCTGCGTCTGCATCGGGATGAACGAGCCCACGAAGCGCTCGACCACCTTGTACGAGTCCAGGCTGGACTTGGGATCCACCTCTGGCACCGCGGACTGGGTCGAACCCTTCACGTCGACGCGTCGGAACGCATCGTCGGAGTTGAACGTCCGGAACTTGTCCGAGTCGTTGTCGACCAGGACGGGCACCGACAGTTCATCCGCCCGGTAGCCGAACGGCTTGTACCCCGCAAGGTACTCCGGCAGCTCGGTGGGATCGTGCACGTCCTGTGGCTCAAGAGCCAGAGTGACGCGTTGACCTTTGACGCCGTAGCCGGGCATGTCATTGGTCAGGGTGAGTGTAATCTCCTTCATATCCATTCTCCTTTGGAGGTTCCCTGATGAGAGAAGCGCGGTCAGGCCATTACGGCGAGACCGTGCCACCTCCCGGCCCAGCGAGTTCGACCTCGATCAGCTCGTCTGCACCAGCAGCCGCCTTCACGAGATAGCCAACGATGATGTCCCCGGTGCCAGCGGTGACCATCTTGCCAGCGACGTCCGTCGCGACGGCAGCTGCCTTCGCGATAGCTGCGCCCGACGTGCAGATCGCCTTCTGGTTCAGCTGCACGTCACCGCGACTGAACTGGGGGATGGCCTCCATGGAGATCCCGAAAATGGGACCACCCGCGGAGGGCAGAATGACGTCATGCGGCTCCGTGCCCCCGCTGTTGAGGGCGACCGCAATGGCCTTATCGATACCCGCGCTGATGGTGCTGTTTAGGCCCCCTCGGATACCCTTGTCTGCGACTACTGCGGTAGGTTCCGCCATGGTTCGACTCCTGTTGTTGGGTTGATCAAATCAGGACGCGCCGAGGAGGGTTGTCCGGAAAGAGTTTGGTGGTGGGGGTCTACTTGCGCAGTCCCGTGCAGACCACGTTGGGCTGCTTTTTGAAGTTGTAGGCCATCGACATCTGGGTGTCGTAGTCGAGGCCGTCCCAGTTCGGGAGCGTGGCCGCCAAGTGGGCCTTCGCTGCGGCCGATGGGTTCGGCGCGTCGTACACGTCCAGGTTGATGATGTCCTGGCCGCCGGCGATGGGGAGCACGGCGGGGGCCGGCGCAGGCGCGTTCTGGGACGTGCGGATGACCTGGCCGGTCGCCTGGTTCACGCGAAGCTCGGTGCCCCCGGGCTGGGTGACCAGCGGCTGGGTGAGCTGCTGCTTGGCCTCGACGTCGGCCGCGGGCTTTCCGGGCCACTTCTTCACGAACTCGACGTGCCCGATCTGCTTGTGAAGCAGCACCATGGCGTCCTTCATTTCGGGCTGCCAGGCGTTGGCCGCGATGGCCTCGTCCACGTCCTTCTCGACGTCGGCAGCATCCCGCTCGACCTTCTCGGTCCGGAAGGCCTTCAGCTCGGGCATGGCCGTCACAAGCTCGTCTGCCTGGCGAACCAAGTCGGCGACCTTGTTCACGGAGCCGGCTGCATCTTCGACGCCCAGGGCGGTGAAGAGACCGGCCAGTGTCTCACGGGCCGCCTTGGCGCCATCGGCGACGTCCTTGGCTTCGGCAAGCAGCACCCTGGTGCCATCGCGATCCATGCCCAGCGTGGACTTGATGCCACCGCGCAGCTCGACCAAGTCCAAAACGGCCTCGGTGATGACGGTCTCGTTTTCCCGGACACCCAGTGCCGAGGCCAGTGCTTTCAGAATCTCCATTGTCTCTGTCCCTTCGGTGGATGCCGATGCAGCAACAGCTGCTGCTGCTTCGTCTGTCGGTGCCGCCGGTGGTGGCGCGGCATCCGTATTCGGGGCCAAAGCCCCAGGCGTGTTTTCGACAACGCCCTGCAATTGCGTGAGTGCCGACGTGATCACTTCAGCGTCTGGCATCAGTGGCGGCATGTTCAAGATGGTACGAATCGCCCCGAGGATCATCTCGGTGTCGACGCCCAGCGGGGCGACACCGGCAGCGACGAACTGAGCCATCTTGCCGAGTTCCTCGAAAATCTCTTCGATGCCGTCGGTCTCGGACTTGCCGAACAGCTCCTTGAGCATCCGGACGGCTTCCATGGGGGTGTCGGCTGCGTCGTAGAACCGGCGAGCTTCGACGTCTGCCTTTGCGTTTGCCACGAGCTTTTCCATTCCCTGGATGAACGGCACGTTGGTCAACGCGATGGACGAAATGGTCGCGCCCATGTCCTGCCCAGTCACGGGGTGTGTAGCATTGAAGTGCACCGCGACGCTTGCCCATTGGTACTGGCCGGCCTTGATGTAGCCCTTCGCCGGATCCAAGAACTGGGTCAGCGCCCAGAGTTCAGCCTTGCCGTCAGTGCCCTGGCGGACCTGGAAATCCATGGTCCATGCCTGGGCCGGGGCTCCGGTCGACGGGAGGGAACCGGTCGTCGGAGGCTGCTCGCTGGCATGGTCAAAATCCCACGGCACCAGGTTCGTCTTCCCGATGCCATCCTCACCGGCAACGAACGACGGGTGGGCGTGAGCGTTCTTGACGATCTGTTCGAACGTCTCCGGGGTGAACATGAAGCCCTGCTTACCACCCTGGTAGCCAAGGTAGATGCCTTCACGTGCGACCATCACCCACTTCGCGGAGTCGCCGACATCGGTGCCCAGCTCAACGGCGAGCTTCACCCCTTGGGCCTTCGCGGGGCCTGACTTCAAGGTCACCGATCGCTGCAGTCGTCGTCGACTCATGGTTCGCGCCTATCCTGAACACCAAAACCGGCGTCATGCAAGAGGGTTGTGTTCACAGCAGACCACCGATGCCACTGCTAAATCCCGAGTCGGGCAATCCGGCGATCATAGTTCCGGTGGTGATGGTGTCCAGCTCAGAGCGGCCGCGCGTGACAACGCGGCACCGGCAGTTGAATCCAAACGGGGGATAGGCACTCTGCCAGAAAGGGTCTGTAGCCGAGAGCTTGCGCCCACTTGCGGCCTTGTGAGTGGCCCGCGTTCGGTCGTCGCCAACCGCTCGGATTTCCCACACGGGCCGTGCTCGAAGCATGGCCGGGCTCTGCTGTTGGGCGGCGCGGCCGCGGTTGTAGGCGTTCAGCACATTGGTCCGGAAGACCGTTTCCACGTGGGAAGCCGAGAGTGCCGTCTGACCAGGAGCGAACTCCACCACCTGGGCCAGGAAGCCCGCTGACTTCAGCCGATCCTCGGCCGCCTTCGCAAACGTCGCCAGATCTGCCCCGCCCGCGATCTCCCGGGACAGCTCCGACCGGATCGTCTGGAGCATCTGGGTGTTCATCACACCAGCGACCGTGAAGGAGCGGCGCTTCGCCGCGGCAGACATCTGGTCGAAGACGGTGCGCGTGACTACCTTCTGATCCTTGAAGAACTTGGTGGCGGCCCGGAAGTTCATCTTGGAAAAGTCAGGGGGAGTGGTGGCCAGTAGCACCGAGGACGTCAACACCTTGCCTATGGCCTGATTGACGTCCTCCACATCCCCCGCCAGTTCTTCGCTCTCGGTCACGACTTCGGTGATGGTCTCGTCCCCGGGCGCGGTCGAATCTGTGACGGCTTCCCGGGCCGAATCGATCGCTCCCAGCATGAAACTCTGGAGCATGCGGCGTTCGATTTCGCGAGCGAGCGGGGTGATATCCATGCCCTGTGCGGCTGCATTGATCGAGTTGAAGATACCCAATGCACCCGGGCGCGCGTTGTCGATGGCTTCGAAGTAGCTACCGGCCAGGCTGCGCATGATGGACCGCGATGACGTCTGGCTCTTGTCCAGGATGGACTCAGATGAACCGAAGTCGCCGCTGGGCTGCGCATGCTCACGGATCAAGCGGACGTATCCAGCCTCGGTCTGTGGGATGTCCGTCGCACAGCCGCAGCTCAAGTGAAACTGCAGGTACCGGCGCTTCTTGTGCTTCGCTGCGACAACAGCGTCATCATCCTCGAGCACGCCGATCAAAGTCGCTTGGGTCTTGAAGAACTCCACCTGGCGAAGCCGGTCCTCGGCCTCCACACGCGTGGGGAATACCCCAAAGGATCGCGTGCCATCCTCGCTCAGTGCTTCAAAGCCGCCGGCCACCTTTTTGATGGTGCATTCGACGGTGGGGATATCCATCGTCAGGGTCGTGATCTGCGGCGATGCCACGACATCCAAATCATTGGCGCTGTCCAGTTCCTCGGTCGCGCGATCGCGGTCGTCCTGGGAACCCTCCCGCTGAGCATCCCCTGCATCGGACGCGCTCTGAACCGCCTGGTTGATGCTGTTCCCCTGGGCTTCGAACTCAGCCACCGTCAACTGGTCGCGTTCATCCCCGAACGGTGGAAGCCCCGCCTGGTTCCGAGCCTCCCCGACAGTGGTGACCGTGGCGGCATCGTCAGACGAGATCGGAGCAGACGGCTGCTGGCCCCCTTCGCCATCCGCGGACGCGACGGGGGGTGCCGGTAGCTGCTCGCCAGCCACTGGTGATTTGTCGATCGGGTAGATCGTGATGGCTCGAGGTGCCGGGGGATTCGCGGCCGCGGGCGGAGTGGGCGGCTGCTCGACTGCGATCACCACTTCGGTGACCGTCGGGACTCGGAATCCAGATGCTTCGTAAGCCTCGTCTTGAGCGACTGACAATCCCGCCTTCAAAGCCGACTCGAGCCGCTTCAGTTCCTCGTTCCGGTCCGTCGGCCGGTCGGCACGTAGGATAAACTTGGGGGCATGGGTAACCGCTGATTCGCCGAAGTTCAGCGCAATGATTCGATCAGTCAGCATGGTCTCGATCAACTCGCTGAGCTGACGAGCGTCGCGGACCAGGATGCCCAGCTGTTCGTTGACCAGCCCGTCCATGACCGAGCCGCCATTGAGCCCAATCTGGATGCCGTCTGTCGTCCCTGTCTGGCCCAGGACGAGCTTGCTCAGCTGAGCGTCCACCGACTTGATGACGTCGTCGTGGATGGCACCGGCGGTCTTCTGCGGCTGCTCTACGTGGACCCTAGTCCCACGCGGCATCCGTGCAGTGTACGACGAACCAAGATTGTCGATGATGGTGTCCGCGTTCTCCAGTTCTTCGGCCCCCGCACTGGACTCTTCATCGACCTCGATGATGCGCCATGGCTTGCCGAACAGCTCGAGTAGGATCATCCGCTCACGCGCGCTGTAGCGCTTGAAGAATGACCAGTACATGCAGCGCTGGCCGAGGCCTTCGCGCTCCGCGTATTCGCCAAACAGCTGCGGCTTCCACCAGATGAACTTGTCCGGGATGTCCTCCAGGGCGAGCCCCGACGGTGTGAAGTTTCCCCCGATATCGACCCGCTCATCCTGAACGCGAAGCTCACGATGCGGGCCGTAGGACAAGCGACGGGGATGGATCCACGCCAGAGCCTGCACGACCATGCCGACGTTACCGTACAGATCAGAAGTGCTCGCCTCGCCGGTCGGCACCTGCAGCCAATGGAGTTCCTGGGCAGCCCGGTTGTCGAACAGTGCCCACGCCAGCTGCTCGAGGTTCTGCCTGAACCCCTTCAGGGAGTTCAGCTGGGCACGCACCACCTCCGCGTAATACATCGCGCGCTCAGGATCGATGTGCTGGCCCACTGGGGGCTGCACTTCCCAGGGCAGCGACGACAACGACCCGAACCGCTTCTGCAGGATGGACGCCAAATGGGGGTCGGCATCGATCGTCTCGCGGGACAGATCCGTGATGTCCCGCATGGACCCGACGTAGGCCGCGCGCAGGGACGTCTCGATGCGATCCATGGAGATGGACCGGCCGAACCGCTGGCGGTTGACCCGCTGAGCGTTCTGATCCGTGAACAGCTTACTGGTCAGGATCTCAACAGGGGCGGTCGCGGCATCCTCCTGTTGCGGATATGCCTGAAGCTGGATTGTCCCCAGCGACTTCACCATCGGATTGTGACGCGTCCGCCGTCGACCCATGGGCGGAAGGTATCACCTACCCCGTCGTACGCGCCAGCCGTTGAGCGCACCAACCCCAGAATCGAGCCCACCCCGATGGCCGACCATGCGCCAGTTGCAGCCGAACTTCATCTGCGCGCTGCGACTCCAATTGCAACGCAGCGAGACCCTGGGTTAGCCACTGATCCGCTACTCCACGCGACTCCGACACTGCCACACGCGTCTGCTTTTCGAAGCTACGCATCATCTCAGCAAAGGCCTTGGACGTATCATCGCCGCTCTTACTATGGGCTACCTCATATTGACCCGCCCAGCGGCCGAAATCTTCGGCGCATTGGGCCCATGCCTCAGCGCGGCCGCGGGCAATCCCCGATTGGTACAGGTGGTAGTTCGTCCCCCGAAGCGCGATCAGCTGCGGCTCATTTTTTGAGGTGCTCACTACATCTCCACAGGTAACACAGCCGCGGACCCCGGCCATGAAGACGATCGACCGCCAGTTCTTCGCAGCCATTTATCTGGCACTTGTAGGCGCGGATGCGGTTGGACCGCGTGCGTCTGAATCCGAAGACCTTGCAGGTTTTGCAACGGTACCACGGGAACGCCCCGTCCGGAGGAGCCAGACATGATTCCCAATCGTGAGTGCACACCGCCATCAAAAACCTCCTGTGGCACACCCCTCACGACGGCGACCAACCGTGGGCTGCGGATCTGTGTACGTGCTTCGGCGACCGCGCTCCCCTGCGATCCACATTGACATCAGATGGTCAGGGGTGTGCGCTGGCGGCGGCTGGTAGTAGAGCGCCGCGTCGATGAGTAGCTGAATCTCCGGATGGACGTTGCCATCCTGATCACAAGGGATGATCCACGCGCCGTTCTGGAACTCGGTGAACAGCGACTCGACCCCGAAGTCTACCGAGCGTTTGTTCTGTGCGTTGGTCGTGTGCGCTTTGATCTTCAGGTCGGGTCGCTGCTGCAACGCCCACTGCCGGATGAAGTCCTGACCCTGATTGTTCTCGACCGCGACCATTGAACCGAACGCGTCGTGCTTCTGGATGAGCTTGTCAACGATCAGGTGGCCGTCCCATCGACCACTCTCGATATCCAGGATTCGCTTCATCCCGTTGGGCATCCGTTCGAAGGTGAAGAAGACAGTTAGGTCACTCTTCCCACTAGTACCGATCCCCAAGTCGAGTCCCGTGTAGGTCGGGTTCGGGCCCGTGTACCGCGACACCATTGACAGCCCCATGCCAAGCGACTTGCAGCGCTCGATCCATTCACGCTGACAGCGCGCCGCCCCTTCATCGAAGGGCTGACACAGGAACGTTCGGGCGAACTGGTGAGGCAGCATCCCGCCACCCTTGCCGTTGCGTCCGTACCGAATACGGTGGATGGCTTCGGAGCTGTAGCGTTCTGGCCAGAGCGGGGTTTCCTCGCTGTCGTCCGGATCGAACGCCCGTAGACGGTAGGCGTCTGGCCGCGTCAGTGACCTGCGAAGGAACAGCCGCTCCGCGCGCGCCATCCATGCCGCCGTTGCGTTGGTCACCCAGATGTAGCCGTAGATGTCCATCGTGATGGTGGGCCATCCGGAGTTCTCCAGGTGGTACGTCAAGTCCTCCCGATTCCACGGGGTGTTCATCGTCACCGCGCGCGAGTTGTCCGGATCGAGACGCGAAATATGCTTGCTGTCGAATCGGTTGTTGACGTGATCGCGCGCGACCTTGGTGTTGGTGTTCTCATCGTCGATGGTGTCGTCCGATGCCAGCCATGACAGCCGCGCGCCAGCAGCGGTGGACTCCACGCCCAGCGCGACGACGGACGCATCACGGATTCCCGGATCCCGGTCCACCGTGATCTGATTTGCGGTCCACTTGTCCGCTATCCGCGGCGACTTGCGCAGGTCGGGGAACACCATGGTCAGGTTGGCGTTCAGCGTCGGTTCCTGGATGTAGTCGGCGATCATCCCGATCACCTTGGCCGCCTGCTTCTGAACCTTGCTGACGACGCCCCCTCGCTGGGTGACGTCTTTGCCCAGCATGAACAGCGCGTATGCCGCCATGGAGAACGTTTTGCCGCACCCTACCGGCATCCGAATGACGGTACGGTCGTGCTCCTGGATGAAGTCGAACAGCAGCTCCTGGTGGGGAGCCGCTTTCAGAGGCACCTTCGTGATCTCGTGCTTCATCACGAAGTTGTAAAATAGGGTCAGGTCGGTGCTGGCCTCTTCGGCCTGTCGCATCAGCGCCCGAATCGCTAGCGACGTGTCGGAGGGGATGTCGAACCCGGCAATAGCTGCGACCTCCGGGGCGACCCCCAGAGACGTGTCCACTGGCTCGGGCTTCTCCTTCCGAGCGATGCGACGACGACCCATGGGGGACCACACTAGCACCCCAGAAGGGCAAGGGATATGCTCGGCGCAGGAGGTCCCCATGACCAAGCTCGCAGTTTTGGTTCTTCACGGCATCGGCAATACCGGGCCCGGCTTCGCAGACAAGATGATTGCGGAGGTCCATGACCATCTGGGGAAAGCAGCCGATGACGTGCTGTTCGAACCCTGCTTTTGGGGGAATGTCCTGGATGGACGGCAGACCGAACTGGCAAACCGGATGGCTCCGTTCGTCGACAAGACCCGCATCCGCCGCGAGCTGGTGATCGGCGGAATGGGCGACCTGATCGCCTACCTGGGAATGCCCACCTCGCCGTCGATCTACTACCGGCCGATCCACGAACGGATTGAGAACTCGCTGTCCAAGCTCGAGTCCAAACTACGGAAGGCCAACATCGATCCGGAGACCACCCCGCTGATCATCATGGCGCATTCACTGGGCGGCTACCTGGCGTCCAACTATCTCTGGGACCACCAGCGCAACAACGATCACGCCTTCGCTCGATCCCCCTTCAGTGCATGCGAAACGCTGGTCAACATCATCACCTTCGGCTGCAACCTACCGCTGACGTCCCTGTCCTTCCCGGAAGGCGACACCCATCCGGCGCTACCGTTCGGCAAGCTGGGCAAGGCCTGCTTCAGCGAAGAGGGACAGATGCTGTACTCCGCGTCCGTGAAGTGGCTGAACTTCTTCGACCAGGACGACATCCTCGGCTTCCCGCTGGCCCCCGTGAACGAAGCCTACGCGAGCCAGGTGCGGGACATCGACATCAACACGGGTGGATTGCTACGCGCGCACACGGCGTACTGGACAGACAACGACTTCACGCACGCGGTCACCAAGCGGTTCCGCGAGTTGCTCATGTATCTAATTGCGTGACGTCCACGCGTTGCCAGAACGCGTCCTCTTCCCCGGCGTCGCGAGCCTTCACCCATTCGGCATGGACTTCCCCTTCGTGAGGGAATCCCATGTGCAGCCGGCGTAGCTCGGTCTCCGGTGCAGTGATCATCAAGTGCATCAGCTTGACGTAGAACAGCTCGAGCGGATCGCGCGGGGGTGACACTCCGTAGACGGCCATGCGCAATCGATAGGCAGCCTTCTGGATGTGGGGACGGTGCTCCCATCCGGGTGCCATCGGTCGGGGAGCGCGTGGCATCGGCTAGAGGGGGCGGACCGCGGGCGGCGGCGCGATGCCGTTCTGCTTCCGGTACTGCGCATCCAAGTCAGCCGACTTTTTGGCGATCCCTCTCAGCTCGGCTTCCTGTTCATCCGTGGGCTCGTCCTCGAGCAGCTTGGTGATGCGGGCGCGCAACTCGAGCTTCTGGGCCTTGAAATCATCGGAGGTCAGGTCAGACATGGAGGGACCCTATCACACCCGGTCAGCAACCCGCCGGATCGCATTCCCGGGCCGTCATCGTCGCGACGAATCGGTCAAGCTCACATTCGATGGTCTCACCAGGAACGAAATGGCACTCGAGGGTCTCCATCGTGGGGGTCCCATCATAGGTCCGAACGATACTGATACGGATGCCACTGCCACTCACGAACTCTTCGGGCACCCCTTCGATGTCAATGGGCCAAACATTGACGAAAGACAGACGCTCTCCATCCAGGACAGAAGTTCGGAACGAGCGCGTGTGTAACGTCGACATCACCGTCTGACCTACACACCGGAACTCGGGGGCATCACACTGAGTGTCTGAATAGGTCGAATGGTCCAGGGGGGTCCGGAACGTGACAGCCGTGCTGGTCCAACCCGGGGCAGGACCAGCGCCGCCGATGTTGCTCCATGGCCCCACAAGCTCAACCCCGTCCAGGGTGATCGCATACAGCGGGGCGGGCTCGGGTTCTGGCTCCGGAGCGGGGGCTGAATCTGGTGTCCCAGTGTCGTCAGGCGCGGTCGCCTCAGCCATCGCGTCAACGAAATCGTTCGCGTCCGGCTCACCCGCATCGACATCCGCTGTGGCGGGCCCGGCCTCGAGCGCACCCGCGTCCAATTCAGGAGCGGTGCCAGAATCGGGGATGGCCGAATCCTGACCTGCATCTTCTATCAGGTCGGCTGATCCGTCTTCCACCGACACGGAATCGACGGTCATGGTGGTCGGACGCGGGGTGAACTCGAGCCCCAGGGCGGCGTCCGCGGCCGGGTCATCGAGGATCCCAGCGTCATCGGCGCCGTACACCGGCGACGGCTGTCCTACAGGGCCGTATTCCACAAGGGTCCCGTCCGAGATCAGCCCACATCCCCCGACCAGCGCGCACACACCCAGAATCGAAATGAATTTGCCCATGCCTATTCAATGTCACGTCTCGGGGCGGTTTGACCAGGTGAGGGGCCCAGAATCGCGCCAGGAGGGGGCAACGCGGCCGCACGGTGGCTGGACGACCGGTAGGGCAGGCTCAGAGCTGGTTGCCCCAGCACGTCCAGCCTGGGCGAGGCCTACGGGCAAATAGCTCTGCGTACGGGCCGTAGCTGCGCTTCTCGATCAGGTCATGGGCAGATTCGGGCTTCCGGCTGTGAATGCGGCTCGAGGGAGCCAGCATCAGGGTGTCCAGGTTCTTCAGCTCGGTGCGGACCGCGTACCCGCGGCCGCGGACCCCAAACAGCATGTGCTCGGTTCGACCCCTGAAGTACTGGCCGAGCGACGGGCGCGTCTTGCCCCACGTGACCATGGTGACGTAGCGGAACCCCAAGATGGGTAGGATGGCCAACGCCGCCGGCAGGAAGGTGTTCGTGGTCCAGAAGTAGAGGTGGGCATTGGGAGCCGGATTCCAGTTGGGGGCCGCCAGGATGACGCCCGGAATCTCCCGCACCGGAAGCACGTCGTAGTGATTCTGTGCACCGCGGCCACCGCCCCCCTTCTCTGGCCAGGGCGAATCGACCAGGGTGGTTGAATAGATCTTGCGGCGCGCCATTCAGGATTCGGAGTAAGCCGTGCGGACAACGAAGCCATTTGTCATCGCGCGCTCTTCGTCGTTCAGAAAGCGACCCAGTTCGACCCGCAGCCGTTGGAGAACTTCAGTCCGGGTGTGGCCTTGGGCGGTGCACGTCACTCCCCGGTCAGCGATCACCCCAACCCATGTTCCTGGACGGGTGGGATTCGGGGTGATCACCACAGCGAAGGTGGGTAGCGGGGGTGTTATCTGAGCCATCAGCGGTTCCTCGGGTTCATCGGGTGGTCGGGGTGTTCCCACGAGTCGCGGGGATCGAACGAGCGCGGGACGTAGGGTAGCGCCTCGCGCTCGGTATCGTAGCTCAGCATCAGCGGGTGCTTGGGCTGTCGGGACTTGGTCGCCCCCAAGCAGCGGACACGCTTCGTCTCCAGGTGGTTCAGCCTCACCTGCATCTCGTCCCCGTCTTTGCCACCGTGATTACCCCATGCCGCGATGATCAGCGGCGCTTGTGCGATGGCCCCTGCGACAAAGTCCGCGTTCCTGGGACCGTAGGGGTCCGTGGCGAGCTTCAAATCCTTCGGCTGCGTTGCTCTGAAGGCGAACAGGTTGACGACGACCAGGGACGTGTAGCCCCAGCGTAGCGTGAAGCCTCGGCACTTCCGGATCGTCGCGTCATCGCTGAACTCGTCGGCCGTGCTCGGGTTCAGCATGATCCACAGGACGCTACCCTTGTAGGACTTCTCACCATACGGAAGTCTCGTCAGCCACGACCGAGACAGGATGTAGCGATACTTCCCGTCGTCGCTGATGACCGCGTCGTCAGACATCTTCGGTCCTTTGCCTCACCCAGTCTTCGAGTGAACTGGTGACCAGACCCAACCCGACCAGCCGCGATGCGTTCGCGTCCTGCAGCGCTACGAACAATGAGGGGACCGAGTTGGCAATCACCATCTTGGTCGCCAGTGATTGGTGGCTCCAGATTGCACTGGGATCGTTCGGGTCGTCGTGCGGCATGATGTACAGGGAGTAGGAGTTGCCGGCTATTTTACCGAAGCCCACGGTGTACCCCGGGACCTCGCAGTCAACCTTGGCACTCAGCCCATGGTTCATGGCCCGCATCAGATCAGACGCCGCCTCCAGTGCATCGTTGAGCCGGTGGCACACAATCTGCAATGCTTCTTCGGGTATCGGTTCAGTCATTAGGGCCTACCTTGAAAATGCAGAGCTTCACTCCGCGGTCCTTCAGGGCGTCAGCGTCCAGGACCGTGCAGTCGTTCAGCCTGATGGTGATGAAATCGTTCCCGTTGGCGGTCTTGCCTTCCCAGCCGACGCCGATCTTCTGCCAGTAGCCACCGCTGTTCACGCTGACGGTGTGCGTGGGCCGGGCGGCCTTCGCCTTACGACGTCCCGTGTGGGCACCGGGATGGGGGGCTGCATCGGGCGCCGTATGATCCGGCGGTGATTCATCGGATGGGAACGGTGCGTCATTCCCCTGGTCGTCTTTGTCGGTCATCGTCCTCTGTTTCCTTTGGGGTGTAGTCCTTGAAGTGTTCGTCACAGAAGTGGGATCCCTGATGCAACCGCTTTCGACTGCAGCCGGCCCACCAACATTCGGTGTACCAGTCGGTCATAGTCGTCCTTCCTGCAACTCGGGTAGTAGAGCCTTGAGCGCATCGCTGCCATAGTGGCGGATTACGAAAATGGCCGAGCCCCCCGTGTTTTCATCTTTCAGTTCCGGGAACACGCGCAGTGCCTCCACGAATAGACGGTCGACCTCAGCGCGTGTGTCGCGCATGTGGTGCATCGGGTAGCCATCATTGAAGTCACCCAGCGTGGTACCCGGCAGAGCCTTCTCGACGGCTGCCCCGTACTTCCAGGTCTCCTTGAGGTGCACGTTTATCGCGTCGCGCAGCTTGCGACGTATAGCACCGCGGCCGAGCTTGCCGCCGCTACAGCGACCTCTGAGCGTGACCATCGCGGCCACAGGGGTGAGTGCGTCAATGTCCATCACCACCCGTACCTTTCCCAGAGTTCGATTGCCGCGAATCCAACCACGGCCATCAATGACGCCCATGCGAACACCGTGACACCCAGCACGTCACGGGCGGTTTCTTCATTGGTCAACCGGATGGCTTCTTGGTACTCAGCGTCAGCTTCGCGCATCGCCGCCGCATACTCATCGATGTGATGCAAGTCCCCCATCACCAACCGCCTTTCAGTAGCGCGCTCTTCAGCCAGCTCATCGCCGTCCACCATTGGGGCATGAGGGCCGGGGTGAGCCCGGCGGTGCGGCGGTGGCGGGCTAATGCATCGAACCGTTCCTCTGCATCCTCGATCAAGTCATCGAACTCCGGGGTGTGTCCGGGATCCCCGCCCAGCGCGTACCAGGCTTCGCTCAGATTGCCCATTTGCAAAAAGTCCAGAGCGAGCATCCGTTTCCGCAAGTCCGCCGGCATATGGTCCTCGTAAATGGCCATGTCGATCGGTACGTGATTGCGAATCACCGACCCCGCCAAGCACACGTGGCACCGTCCAGCGTCGTCGTCGATCGCCTGGCCGTGCCAGGAACCCATGTCGAGCACGTACTTCTCCGATTGCTCGACAGCACGAGCTTCCTTCAGCGCGACCTCGAGCAGCTCTCCCAGCGTGTCCGGTAACGGAGGGACCTCGTCCAGGATGTCGGCGGCGCTTCTTAGATCGACGTCGGTCATCACCATCCACCTTTCAGTAGTTCGCGCTTCAGCCAATGCATCGTCGTCCACCATTTGGGCTCGTCCGCGATGTGGCGGTGTCCGCGAGCGCGTGACCACCTGTTGAACCGGGCGTGTAGCTCGGCCTGCAGATCCGCCGCCTCCATGGCCCTGCCCGGATACAGATACTGCCACGCCCCCCAAAGGAACCCCTGGCGCATCTCGTCCAGCGCCTGCATCTTGACGCGCATCCTTGCGCCGTAGTTGCCAAAATCATCCAGGTTCACCGGCTCGGAACCGTCCGGGACATGATGCCGAATGACTGACCCCGCAAAACACACGTGGCACAGTCCATCGTCATGCGGTCCATGCAGTGTAGCGGAATACGGGGAGTGCCACTCCCCCATGTCCAGCGTGTAGTCCTTCGAACGTTCAACAGCTCGAGCTTCCTTCAGCGCCACCGCCAACAGTTCCCCGAGGGTGTCCGGAAGGGCGGGTACGGCCTTCAGGGCTTTCCGCAGTTCGATATTCGTCGTGAACGCCATCACCAGCCCTCCGCGAGTAGTTCCCGCTTCAGCCAGTGCATGATGACCCACCACTTCGGGTTGTCCGCGATGCCGTCCATCTCACCCCAGTCACAGGAGTCACCACCGAACGCCTCATAGAACCGTTTCGTCAGCACCTCGTCCAGCAGCTTCACCTCCCGGGTGGGCACCTTGACCTGGATGGCATCCCACGCGGTCAGAAGGTCACCTTGGCGAAGCTGGTCCAGCGCTACCATCCCGGAACGGAGGTGGGTCGGGATGTCCGAGGTGTCCACCGTCTGTGTCGGGGACAAGTGCCGTCGAATCACCGAACCCGCCAAGCACACGCTACACACCCCATGATCAAGCCCCATCCCCGGCAACTGCCACTGGGACATGTCCAGCTCGTACCCCTTCGACCGTTGCACCAGTCGAGCTTCCTTCAGCGCCACACCCAGCAGTTCTCCAAGGGTCACCGGCAAACGGGGGACCTTCATCAGCTCGACGTAGATCGGATGGTGGGTCAGTTCTTCA